ATACGTCCCAGCACCGCTTAGGATGTGCAGCCGACATCAGAGTACCGGGCATGACTCCAGACGCTGTTGTACGGGCTGTAATCGCTGCTGGCGTACCGTTTGACCAGATCATTCGGGAGTTTGATTCTTGGACTCACATCAGCGTTACCAATCAACCCGGCGCTGCTCCAAGAAAACAGGCGTTGATTATTGATAAATCAAGCACCCGTATTTTTACTTAATTGCGGTTCGTTTTTGAATCTCTCGTTCAATATACCAACGCGCTTTACGTAAATCTTCCACTGCATCAGCTTTAAGGTCAGCACGCCAGACATACTTTATGGCATTGCCCAAATTGAAGCCCATATGCTCAGTGATTTGGATACATTCAATACCAGTTCCACATTTGCATTTGGCTGGATGGCTGGTGTAATGAGTTGGATGATTCACGTTATCGGTCATACAGGCTTTCGTTTGGATTTAAGGTTACGCACGTTGGCTGGAATCACAATGTCTTCGGAGATTGTTTCCCGGCTGGTGAACTTCCACTTACATTCCCGGCACATCTTGGTACGCACTGTCTCAGTTGGCAGCTTGAAGGTTTCGGTTGAGCGCATATTCTCAGCGTTGCAGTTGGGGCAGTTCATCAATCTCTCCTCTTAGGTAATGGTGCCCAGTGTGACCAGAATGGGTCGCCGTGATAGCTGCTGTATTGCGCTACGCCGCCTTGTCCAAGCAGTTGTAGCTTGACGCCGTGAGGCGTGTCTTTGTCGATGGGTATCCAGTAGTAATCCGTTGCCACTGCTGCCGTCTGCGTTGCGTTGATCGTGTGGGTCATATGTTCCTTTCCTTCGCCACGGCGGTGCGTTTGATGCGGTCAATAGCTCTCTGTGCGTACCACTCAGCAGCATCAGCATCAGCATCAGCAGCCTCAGCAGCCTCAACAGCATCAGCAGCAGCAGCAGTAGCCTCAGCACAAGCAGCAGTAGCCCAAGCAGCATCAGCAGCATAAGCAGCATAAGCAGCAGCAGCCGTCCTCTCACTGCACATCTTCGCCCAACTCTCGCCGTGTCCGTTAGATATTGCTTGTGGCAAGTAGGCTAACAGTGCTGCCCACATCTCATCTAGCTTGCTCATGTGTTCTTCTCCTTGAGTTTGGCTTCGACCATTTCCATCATTCCTGACGGTGTTCGTCCCATGTCATAGATTAATTGGGCTTCTGCATCCGTCAGCTCTACCCATGCGCGCTTGGGTGGGGTGGTGTAAAGCGGCACATCATCTTCGCTTGTTTTGTGGTTCCAAAAATGACCGTAAACGTCTATCCATCCATAGGGCTTCTGCTCTGGCTGTGCTGGTGGGGCGGTGTAAAGAGGAATTGGATTCTCACACTCGTCATGATTTGATTGCTCACACACCTTGCCATCAAAAGCACAGCACATCCACGCCACAGGCTCCTGCTCTGACTTCACCAGCAAATCACAATACGCCTCAAGCGCTCGGGTGTACGCTACATGGCTGGTGTAGTCTGCTTCAATTGGTCGCTTCATGTGTTCTTCTCCTTGAGTTTGGCTTCTGCCCAATACACGCCATCTTGCCATGCACTTGCTTGGCTTCTGTCGAAATGAGGTGGCGCGTTATCTAACGACTTTTGTACATCTGTCAACCCAACCCATGTGCGCTGTGGTGGGGTGGTGTAGACGGCATTCCAAGCCTCAGATTCACCTGTTGGCGTTATCTTTTTGCGAAAGTTTGCTGTGTCCAGCCAAACATATCCATAGGGCTCCTGCTCTGGCTGCGACACATACACAGGCTTACCCTCATGGTAGGTCTTCACGGAGCGGTAGTCTGGCTGTGCCAAGGCTTCTTTGCCTAGTCGCAATGCTTCATGAAAATCATCATCGTCAAAAGGAACTATGTCTTCGTCGATACAGCGCAAAACATATTCCATTTCGTTTAATAACAGCTTCAATGCTTCTCTCATAGCAGTGCATCCTCATGATTGTTCGGGTTAAATTTCGGCACGGGGCCATTGGCTGGTGCTACGGGCAATTGAGTGGGGAAGGGCCAAGTCATTTTTTCTTGCATGGGAAGAACTCCACCATTGCGCTGTACACCAACATTGACGCACCTTGATGGCGTGTTGATGGCGTTTGAGCAAGATAACTTTTTACAATGTCTTGAATCTGACCGCCAGTAATGGTTTCCGGTGGGCAAATGTAAATGCCAGAATATGCATCGACAACGCCCATGATGTAACCCATAGCGTTACCTTTGTTGTAGTAGTTGTCGCCGTTGATGTTCGCAAGCAATTCATTGCCGCTTTTGAAGTCGGCGTGAGCAGATGTGGCAAGCAATGCTGCCAGTAAGATTGATGCAAATTTAATATTCATTGTCGTCTTTCATGATGAATAACAAAATACCGCTAACGATAACAATTACCACTGCGATGACCAGCAATGCAATGAGTAAAGTTTTCATGTTGAGAACCCCCTGCTTGGTTTTGCAAACGCATCTTGTGAACCGGATCGTGTGATGTACGTACCCTCACCATCACCTGTGCGATAAGCACTGGTTTCTTTGAGTCGGTTGAACGTCAGTGGCAATGCCTCGTTTGGCTGCTTTATACGCTCCACATATTCGTTGTCACCACGCACTCGCTGTGTGGCTCGATCAGACAGCGTAGGCAGCTTGTGGATCATGGCTTCTTTGTTAACTCTCATGCTTCGCTCCGTTTGTTGATTGGATTTGCCAGCAGCCACTTGTCACCCAGGAAGCGAATGGATCGTACCCACTCGTTGGTTGTGTCGGTTGGTCTTGGCATCAGCACAGTTGAAGTGCTGACGCGCTCGGATTAACATATTTGTTTTCATTACAGTCCTTAGTTGGTTACGGTGTTACACACTGTATCACAGTTTTCTTGATTGTCTGTATTCTTTTATTGCGTTACGCAAACCAGCTTGTGTTGTGGCCTTTTCGTCCAGTGCCAACGCTTGTGCTTGATCGAGTGTGTCCTGCATCATGATGCGGTGACAGATGACTGGCGCACCCTGGCCTTGCCTGCGTACACGGGCATTCATTTGGTCGTACAGATCAAGGCTCCAGTTGAGGCCAAACCATACAACGATGTGGCCGTTCTTCTGTAGGCCATCAATGCCGTGACCCATCGAAGCAGGGTGCCCAATCATCAATGCACAGTCGTCCGTCTTCCAGCGGTGCATGGCATTTATCAGTGACGCCTCGGTCTTGCACTCAGTCAAGTTGATAGGGCGCAGGTGCTTGAACTTGGTCATGATGCGTTCAGCGTCTGACCTGTAGGCATACGAGCAAAGGATAGGGCTACCGTTGGCCTCGTCAATGATGTCCTCAAGAGCCTCTAGCTTCAGGTCATGCACTGCTTCCCATAGCGGCATACCGGCCACCGGGTACATGGCACCGTTGCTGAACTGGAGACACTTGTTGGTCAGTGATGCTTGGTTAAACATCTCCACCTCAGCGCCACTGTCGAGCTTCAGGAAGAACTCCTTCTCCATCCGGTCATACTTGACTCGCAGATCAGCAGGCATCTCGATCTCGATGTTGTTCACCATCAGGTCAGGCAGCGGGTTGTAGTCCTCCGCGCTCATCTCCAACGTGATGTCACCGATCAGCTTCTTAATCGTGTCCTCGGTGTCGTCATAGGGCACTTCTTTGTATGGCCCTGCCTTGCGGTAGAAGCGTGTCCTGAAGGCTGTTTTAGACGTGCCTAGGCGTACACCCTTGTCTACCACTAGGAACTGGCCGTGCAGGTCTTTGTAGCCGTTGCTGGCAGGGGTGCCTGTGAGGCCAGTCGTCCATACAAAGTGATCCAGAATCTTCTTGGTAGCCTTGACCCGATCAGTGGCGCTGTTCTTCATCTTGCTGATCTCATCCCACACGATGCCGTTGAACGGCAGTGGCCGGTTCTTCTTGACAAAGTAGGTCTGCAAAGTTTCAGCGAGCCACTTCAGGTTCTCGTAATTCGTCATGTAAATGTCAGCAGGACGCAGCAGGGCACGGGTGCGCTGGTCCTTGGTGCCTGTGACCATGCTGAACGTCAAGTGCTTCGTATGCTCCCACTTAGCCGCCTCCTGACGCCACACCAGCCGGATGACCCTGATGGGTGCCACGATGATGACACCCTTGAGGAACTGAGTACGGATGAGGTGGGCCAGCGTGGTCAACGTGATGACGGTCTTCCCCAGCCCCATGTCCAACCAGAGCATCGAGTTGGGGTGGGTGCACTGGAAGTTGACAGCTTTCTTCTGGTAGTCGTGCAGCAGATTAGGAGTCAGCATGTACCC